TGATCGCGACCATCGTGAAGGACAACCCGATCATGGAACGGTTGCCCTTCATCGACATCGTCGGCTCGGCCCTCACGTATAACCGTGAGAACGCTATGGCATCGGCGGCCTTCTACGACGTCGGCGACACCTGGGTCGAGGACACGCCCACCTACACACAGGTGACGGCGGCACTCAAGATCCTCGGCGGGGACGCGGACGTCGACCAGTTCATCCAGCAGACCCGGTCGAACATCAACGACCAGGAGGCCACGGCAATCGAGTTGAAGGCGAAGGCTGTCCGCCACACGTTTGAGGACAAGTTCTTCTACGGCAACGCCACCGCCTTCACCAAGGAGTTCGACGGCCTGCACTCGGTCAACCTCATCCCGCTCACCCAGCAGGTCCACATGGGCACCACCACCACGCCGGCGCCGCTCGACCTGATCAAGCTGGACGCGGCGATCGACCTGGTGAGACCGGGACGTCCGGACCTCATGGTGATGACGCGGGCCGTAAAGCGGCGCATCTCCCAGCACAGCCGGGCGTCGGGCTACCACTTCACGGTGTCGCCGGACGAGATGGGCCGGCAGATCCCGATGTACGGTGAGGTGCCCATAGCGATCTCCGACTTCCTGTTGCAGACGGAGACCGTGTCGGGGACTCCCAGCGTCTACACTCTCCCGTCCACCGGCGCCAGCAGCACCATCTTCATGATGCAGTTCGGCGAAGGGCTGGGTATCTGCGGGGCGCAGAACGGCCCGATCACCGTCGTTCGTCTCGGTGAGCTGGAGACGAAGGACGCCAGCCGCACCCGCATCAAGTGGTACTGTGGGCTGCTCAACTTTGGGACGCTCTCGGCGTCTCTGATCGACGGCATCACCGACGCCGCCGTAACCGACGTCTAGGGACTAGGGCCGGGCTTCGGTTCGGCCCTTGCCCACCACGATCCTTTTGAGGAGGAAACACCAATGGCGTATGACCTGATAGTAGAGAACGGGTTGCAGCCCGTGCAGATCACGCTCGCCGTCGCCGTGAAGCCGGGCGAACTTCTCGGCTACTCGTCCGGGTGGAAGAAGTCCAACGCGACGGTAGGTACGGCTATCCCTGCGGAGTTGATCGCTGGGCAGGCGGGCGCGATCGGCGACAAGATCACCTGTTTCCGCCGCGCCGTGCTGTGGGACAGGGACGCTCCCTTCACGGAGGGCTCTCTGTACTACCTCGACGAGACTACCGCCGGGGGGGTGATCATCGTGGGTTCACTGCCCGCGACTACCGGCGACATCAATCAGATGCTAGGCATCGCCGTGAGTACGGAGCGCCTTTTCGTCGACTGCCACTGTGGGCAGGAGGCGCGGAAGCTCCACGCCTAGCGGTAGAGACCTGACAGACTTGGGGGAGCCCCGTTTCGGCGGGGCTTCCCCTTTAGGGAGGATTGCAGATGGCAAACAACCTTTGCGACTTCGCAGAGAACAAGATCATCGACCACTGCCTCGGGACAACTACGTGGACAAAGCCCACGGCGGTCTATCTGGGCCTGTTCACGGCCGACCCCGGCGAGGCAAGCGGGGGCACAGAGGTCTCGGGGGGTTCCTACGCGCGTCAAGCCGTGGCCTTCAACGCGGCGGCGAGTGGGGCCACCGACAACACCGCCGAGATCGCCTTCCCGGTCGCTACGGCGGCCTGGGGGACGATCACTCACGTCGTCATCTTCGACGCTGTGACCGCCGGCAACCGCATCTGGCACGGGCCGCTGGCCGCAGAGAAGATCATCGGCATCGACGACCAGTTCAAGATGGCGGCCGGCGCGCTGGACGTGAGCATCGACTAGACGAGGCCAAACACAACGAGCGAGCTTCGGGCGGCGGTAGGTAGCCGTCGCCCGAAGAGGCTCATAGCGTCCGAAGTAGAGGTGAGCCATGACTGACACACCTAGAACCCTAGCGGCGCTGCAAGCACTCCTTGCAGACAACACCAGCGGAGATATATCGCCCCAGGACGTGCGGGACTTCCTGGTAAGTGTCATGGGTGCTGGTGGCCCTGGTGCTGAGATCAGGCCGCTAAAGAACACCGTCAACGAGGGCACCTACTTTAACGAAGACACCGACTACACCCTGCTGAACTTAGGGGCTGGTAATGCAGGAACGGTGGAAGCCATCTGGATGGTTATGTCCTTTGACCAAGCTGGCGACCTGGCTGCCATGCGTAACTCCCTATTCAAGTTCTACTTCAACGGCGAGGGTTCGCCATCAATCTCCATCAAGGCTAAGGATCTCTTCTGCGACCGCGGGTACCCTGGTGTGCCTAATTTCTGGCACCCTTATTTCGGCAAGACCTTCGAGGGCGGGAACAACGACATAGTTGGTGGTTATCTGCGGCTGCCGATGCCCTACCAGAACGGCTGCGTAATCAAATGGTACTGTCCGGAGGGTACGCCAAACCCCTTCGGGCGCTTCTGGTCATCTGTGGACTACCATGAGGGGGCGACGATCCTGCCACTACGCCGCCAGAAGCTCAAGGTTGCCTACCTAGACGGGGTTAATGTGGCTGCATCCGCTTGGCAGGACTTGATCAACATTTCTGCGAAGGGTGAACTTGCAGGGATCCAGTTCTTTTGCACCATGACGGGAGGGACAACCCACACCTTCATGGAGGGAAACGTCGAGTTCTACAGGGACGGTGAGGGGTCGTATAGTTTCCACTCATCGGGGCTTGAGGACTTCTTCTTCGGGGCGTTCTATTTCGCTCCTGGGGAGCTACCTCCGCAGACATTGGGTCTTGATCAGGGACTGCTCCACAAGGGCACCATCAGTGGCGATACCTGGATTAGTCCCTTCACGCTCACGGCCTACCGCTGGTTCCTTAACGAAAAGTATCCGTTTGATACCGGACTACGGATCAGGTGGCAGAACGGCGACACCGTGAGGGCCGTGACCCTGTCCACTATCGTTTGGTACTGGGTCGCCACACCGTAAGGGAGTGGCCTAGTGACTTCTCCAATCGACCGCCAGGTAGCCGCCAGCGCGGACGACTGCCGCATGCGGTACGTCACGGAGGCGTATTCTCAGGTCTCTGCCTACAGCGACGTGGGAGCCGTCGCTAGTTCTTACCAATACTGTTCCGGCCACCGCTTCCTGAACATCACCGCCCCCCCAGGTGTTCAGATTACCGCTGCATACTTGGAGTTCATGGCCCAGACCGCCCACGCTGGCACGGGAGTACACACCAGGATACGCGCCGAGGACGTGGACGATGCGGGTGCCTTTGTTGACGCAACAGACTTCAAGGCCCGCTTCCCTGCGAACGTCACCACGGCACAGGTTGATTGGGACCATGACACCCCTACTTACCCGCTCGGTGCCTGGGTAGTAGACAATGTCACCTGGTATCGCACCCCCGATCTCTCTCCGGTCTTTCAGGAGGTCATCGACCGTCCAGGATGGGCGAGCGGCAACGATATCGTCACCTTCTGGGACGACTACGACAACCGTTCGACTCACGAAGCTGGGAACATCCGACGGGCCTACGCCTGGGACCAAACCGGCAACGTAAAGGGCGCGAAGCTCCACATCGAGTACACGGTCCCTCCGGCTAGCTTCGATAGTGGCTTCTCGTCCGGCTTTGGGGTTTCGGCAGCCGGCGAAGTGCTGTGGGGCGAGGCGGCTCTCGCGGCAAGCGGCACGATGGCGGCTGCCGGAAAGCTCGTCGCGGCGGGCAGCGCGACTCTCGCGGGCACTACCCTTCTCACCGCTGTCGGGCGCTTGATTGCTAAGGCCAACGCGACCCTCGCGGGCACCGGCACGATGGCAGCCGTAGGGAAGAGGGTGAGTTTCGCTGCCGCCTCTCTCGGGGGCGCTGGCACCATGATCGCCGCCGGCCGACTGATAGCCAAGGCTACTGCCGCCCTCTCTGCGAGCAGCACAATGACCGCCGCCGGCCGACTGATCGCCGGAGGCGCGGCGACTCTTTCCGCCGTAGGAAGCCTGACCGCGTATGCCTTCGGCGTCACTATCACTTGGGGCGCGGCAGCCCTCAGCGGTTCGAGCAACATGGTCGCTAACGGGCGCTTGCTGGCAGGGGCAACGGCCTCTCTGTCCGGCGCGGGGACCCTGGGCGCGGTCGGTCGACGAGTCACCTTCGGTGCTGCGGCCTTGGCTGGAAGCGCGACCCTAGCGGCCGCCGGGCGGCTCATCGCGGCTGGCAAGGCGGTTCTCTCAGCCAGTGGGACGATGGTTGCGGACGCCAGCGGTGGCGTTATCGTTTGGGGTGCCGCCGTCATGAGTGGTGCGAGTAACTTGGTCGCCGCTGGGCGGCGGATAGCAAAGGGGAGTGCAACCCTCAGCGGCACCGGCACGATGGCGGCTGCTGGGCTACGTGTACGCCGTGCCGCGGCTGTTCTATCCGGCGCGGGAACGATGATCGGCCTTGGGATTCGGGTACGGCTAGGTACGGCAACCCTGGCTGGCAGCGGGACAATGACGGCGACTGCACGGAGACTATGCTTCGCTGCCGTCTCTCTTGTTGGCACAGGGACGCTTACGGCGGTAGCCCACGCCGTGTACTTCGGCAGGGCCACCTTTCAGGCAATCGGCACCCTCGTCGCCACGGCTGTCGGCGCCGAGCCGACTGTTATCAAACTCCGGGCGAGTGATGAGAACATCGTCCAGCTGCGGGCCTCGGATGAACCGCTCATAGATTTGGAGGCGAGCTATGGCTGAACTGCAAAACCTTTGGCTGTATCGTGGCGCGGATCACACGCTGGAGTTCACGGTTGAGGGTTCGGGCAGCATCGCTGGCTGGACGATCTCTCTGTGGGTGCGCGCAACTGAGGCGAGCGTGGACGTGCTCATCGAGAAGAGTACCGGGGCCGGAAGCATCGTCATAACCGACGCCGCAAACCGCATCTTCCGGGTGAGTATAGAGGACACCGACACGGACGCTTTCGCGCTCGGACCGTACTACTTCGAGTGCAAGCGGATGGACGTCGGCCTCGAGCAACCTCTGGCGGCTGGAACCCTTACGCTCATTCCTGCCGGAGCCTCGCCAAACGTAACGACCCTGGCCGAACTGCGGCGGGAACTCAGCAAGAGGATCGGCCTGTATCACGAGGACACGATAGAGAGCGCCACGACCACCATCGCCCAGCTCACGAACACGGCCGACGCTGACGGCCACTACGATAACTCCTGGTTGCTGCCCCAGGACACGACTCCCGCGACCTGGGAGCGCCGCGTCAGTGGCTACACGGGCAGGATTTTCACCGTCGCTCCGGCGTGGTCCGTGGCTCCCACAGGAATCCTGGAGGTTCACCAGTTCCGGCCGGGGATGCTGACCGACCTGCTCAACTGGGCGCGAGGGGACGCTTTCCCGAACGTCGGCATCCTCAAGGTGGAACTCCTCGCCGCTACCGGCGGGCCCACGTACACGATACCGGGGACGCCGGCGATCGTGAACCTGCGCGACATCTGCTGCAAGGTCGCGGACTCGTCGGACTGGGTGAACTGGCGGCCGGTGCAGTGGGAACCGACCGGAGACGGCGTGAGCTTCACCGTCCTAGAGAGGCTGCCGGATAGCGCCACTCTCCGGGTGCGGGGTGTGAGTGCGCTGTCGGAACTCGTGGATGAGGACGATGAGATCGAGCTCCTCTTCCCCCAGACGGAGATCCTCTACGCCGCCGCCGCGCTGAGGCTCTACAACCAGGCCTTCAACCTCGTCCCTTACCTGGCGGAGGACCACGTCAAGAGCATGATCAACCACTGGCGGGGCTGGCTGGCGGAAATGCGGATGCAGCACAGCGCAGCCAAGCCGATTCGCAGCGCGCAGATCCCGGAGTTGTAGGAGGACGCGATGGCAGACCAGCCGCCGATTGAGCGCATCTACATCAACGGCCACTTCTACACGATCAACCCCGGCACCTTCCAGGAACTCGACCCGGAGCAGTTTGCGCCCAAGCAGCACGAGGGCGACCCCGGCTATGCCGACTCTCTCAGCATTTCCACCTTCGCCCAGGACGACTTCCGCGGCGGGTATGGCCTCCGGCGGTATGGCCTGCACCTTGCCGAAGGGGAAGTGCGCGACCGGACGCATGAGGTAGAGAACGCCGAGACGGTTCACCCCGGCATGGTCTTGCCCGCCTTCAAGGTCTACTCAACGGACGTCGGCATGGCGGTCAAGCAGTTCATCCAGTTCGGGGGGGGCCTCTACGCTCTCGGCGGGCAGAAGTGCCTCAAGCAATCCGACTTCGCTACAAACGCCTGGGCAGAAGACAGGGATTTCGGCGCCGGCGTCGACCTGTTGCCGGGCTGCGCCGGCATCTACTCCGGCAGCACGGCGATACCGAAGCTGTACGTCGGCATCGGGTCGGCGGGCAACTTCTGGTATCGGGACGCGACTTCCTGGGCGCAGCACGGGGCGCAGAAGGCCAGCCTCTTCCGGGCTGTCGGCGGCGATGACTCGACGGACTACAAGGACGTTCTCCTCTTGGCCGACCTGCCCAACGTGGTCAAGGTCTCCGGCGACGGCGCGACCTGGGGGAGTGCGTACTACATCGGAGACGCCGACGCCGACATCACAAGCCTCTTCGACTATGACGAGTACTGGTTCGCGGGCAAAGAGAACGGGATGTTCACTATGTTCTCCAATGGAATTGTGCGCGCTCTGGCCCGCGACGTGATACGCCACCCCGATAACTGCCGCGCGGTCTGCGATTGGGGCAACATCATGTGGTTCAACGTCGGTCTGGGGCTCTATGGCTTCACGGGCGGCCAGCTCGTCAACGTCGGCGCCACGGAAAAGTTACGGCTCGAGGTGCCGACCGCCGACGAAAGCGATCTCCAGGGGCGCATCACCTGTGTTCTCGGCGGACATCCCCGCTGGCTGTTCGCGATCATGAAGACGCTCTCGGGCAAGTACTTCCTGATGAAGTACGACGGGGACCCGACAGCGGGCCGGGGCTGGCATCCGGTCTGGACGCCGGGGGGCACGACCGCGATCACAGCGCTCCACTGGCACCAGAAGGAGGGAGAGAACCCCCGCCTGATGATGGCCGTGGGCAACTCCATCGCCTACATGGTGCTGTCGGAGTTCTCCGATGATGGACTGCTCGACCCCGCTTGCCGATTCACATCCTACGGGACGGTGGGGCTGCCGGCCCACTCCCTGAACCTGCCGAACGTTCAGAAGGCCTTTGTCGCCATTCACGCTGACATCTCACATCGGTATCTGGCGGCGGGCGTTCCCGTGATAGGGGAGGACGCAAGCCTACAGACGTTTGTTGACCTCATCTACTCCGTCGACGGAGGGACAGAGGAGACGCTGGCCCGCGTCTACGACGCCGGGTTGGTACACCGCGAGTTCAGCATCCCGACGACGGGGAAGTGGTTGACGCTCAAGGTGGGGCTGGGCTCGACAGACGCCAGCGGGGAGAAGTGCGCGATCGTTCATCTCCTCATGGCCGAGGAGGAACTCATCCTGCAACCGAGGCAAGAGTGGCAGGTAACCCTCATCGTTGGGGACGGGATAGACCGGCGGGAGAGCCGGGGCCTTGAACAGCAGCTCGTCGACCTGGAAACCGCGCGCGGCGCCGGGCCCGTGGACGTCACCACCATCCGGGGTGAAAGGAAGGTCGGCATTGTCCGCGCTCTGCCAAAGCGGGCGCTGAACGATCGGGAGAAAGAGATGTTCCGTACTGCCGCCTGGGCCGTGCCGGTGGTCATCAGGGAGTACGGGGCGCGCTCGGTGGCCTACTACTTCGACGATGAAGAGGCGCGGTTCGATACAGCGATATTCGCCTAGAGGGAGGGCATCATGGGACTCTATCAGGCAGTAGCCGGCGCGAAGATCACGGCCGCCGAGTGGAACACCTACTACAACCTGCTCAAGGGTGTCGTGGGCGGGGAAGACACCGTCAGACTGGCGGGCAACGTCGCCGGCACGTTCAGCCTTCGACCGAACACCGATCCGGCCAGCGTCGTCCACCTGTTCCCCATCAAGAACGCGGCGGGGGCAGAGAAGTTCGCTCTGCGCTCGGACGGCATCCCCGTGCTGGCCGACCAGATCACGTTGCCGGGCAGCCTTGAGGACGGGATGATCTGGCGGGCTGGGACGAGGTTCTGGGGGCGGCTCGCCAACGCGACGGTGGAGCTGTTCGGCGCCCTGTCGTCATTCTACCTGCCAGCAACCGCGTTCATGGTCTACACTGGAACGCCGGCCTTATCCAAAGAGTATTATCACGTCTGCTGGCCGTTGGACAAGGCATCAGTTGAATACGTGGTCTCTGGGTGGCGAGTCCCGCGCACGGGGACCGTCGAGATCAAGTTGGTGCAGTCGGCCCTCGTGGTGGCTACGGGTAATGTACGGTGGGCGATTTTGCTTTGCCTCACGGATCAACTGTTCCAGCCGTTGACAGCCTATTATCAAACGGCGGCAGTACCACCGGCCGCCAACGATTTCAGTGAAGTAACAATGAAGAGCGGACTGGCTGTAACCGCAGGTCAACAGATGACCGTGGTGGCCGGTAGGTATGCCACTCACGCCGATGACACCGCAGACGGAGACGTGGGGTTCGTCGGGATCAACATCGAGTACACGGCGTAGCTGGCAGTAGCTCAACTAGCAGAAGGGAGCACATTGATGACCGAGAAAAGGATAGCAATGGTTGCGGTGGCTTTCATCGCCGCCATCCTCTCTACGGGGGTAATGCTCTGCATAGTGCTAGAGCACCCCGTCCCGCCGGAGATTGTTGCGATTCTAGCCACGCTCAGCGGCACCCTTCTCGGCGCTCCCGTACTGGGGACTGCCGCGAAGAACGGAATCAACAAGATCAACGGAGGTACGTGATGCCGACTGTGAAGCTGTACGGTATCGAGGTCGCCGATGTGCGCTACCTCTTCCCTGACGCGCCAGACGCATCATGCTCCAACTATCACGAACCCGAAGCCATCCGAGGGATCGCCCTTCACCACGACGGGGTTCACTTCGACGTTGGCGATCAGGACTACAACGGGACCACCCTCGATGAGGACATGGAACGGCTCAACGCGATCTACAACGCCAACCTGCAATCCTATGGGGGGTTCGGGTATCAACTGGTCGCCAGCCCGAACGGTCGGCTCTTCTGGTGCCGGTCTCTCGATACCTGGGGGGCTCACGTCAAGAAGATGAACGACCGTCTGCTGGGTATCGCCATCATGGGCGACTACCGCAAGGGTGAGCCGCCCGTGGAGGGGCTGTGCAGTCTCTCTCTAGGTCTCATTATCCTCTGGCGGTTTCTTGGCCAGCTCCGCGTCGTCCTGGGGCATCGGGAGTGGGCACCGGGGACTGAGTGTCCTGGACCCGCGCTGTGGCTGCCGAAGGTGCTGTCGTTCGCCGCGTACAACGCGCCGCGTTTCCCCGCCTAATGGAGGTCGTCGCCGATGCAGCCGGTTCGCGTCTTGGTCAACTTCGCCCTGCCGGCAGAGAAGGCGCGGATACTCTGGACGGCTGAGGCGGCTCGCACCTTCTTGGAGCGGGCCGTCGAAACGACGGGTCTGCATAAGATCACCAAACCCCAGGTCGTCGAACACGACGGCCACATCGACGGCCATGTCGTCATCGCCGAGAGCCACATTCACGTCTGGTTGTTCCCCGAGGGCGGTGTTGGGGCGGCTGACGTCTTCTCCTGCCAGCCGGTGAGCGATGTCAAGATTGAGGCGGTGGTCTACGAGTGCTTCTTCGGTAATCCCCAGGACGGACGGATCGCCATCGTAACCCTGCCCAGTAGCCCTTAGTCGAACGACGGCTCCGGCGGTAGCAGCTCCCCGCTCTTGTACCTGACCACACGCGCCTCTTCCTCTGCCGTCACCGGCACGTTCGGGTCGTACCACCCCTGCGCTATCCCTTCGCGTCTCACAATCAGGAAAGCAAGGTCCGCGCGTTCCCCCGCGAAGAGCATCTCCATATCCCGACGCCGTTCACTCGGAGAGAAGCGCCGCCGACACACCGGGCAAGCGTAGTCCCTGCGGTGTGCCGGCGTCATCTTCTGAGCTAGTGGAGATGTCGGGAGCTTGGAGAGCTGGATGCCGTGGCAGAGGAACACAGCCAGGTCGTCCTCGCGGTCGCGGGGCATGAGGTGGTAGGCCCGCATGGTGGGGAAAACGATCTCGGCGAAGAGGAGCATGTCCCTCGACGTTGCGGCCATACCTACGTCACCTCATCCTCGAACACCAGCTCCAGCCGTGCCACGGTGCGCCCCGTGAACAGCTCCGCCACCGTCGCTAGGGTGAACTCCAGCGACTCAGTCGCCAGGAGGACGCCGACACCTTCCATCGCGACAGCGTAGCCGACCGTGGCCGCGGCGATGACCTGCACGACCTTTGGGCCGGGGGGCCTATCGGCGGCGCTTGGCTCCGGTGTGGCGCTTGGCTCGGGGCTTGGGCTTGGCGGCGGGCTGCTCCGCTTGGGCCTTATCAGGGTCGGAGACTTCTTCGGCTTGGGCAAGGGGAACCTCCTCTGGTGGCGTCTCAACTACCGACTCGAACGGGTCTTCGACGGCCGTGGCACGGGGAACTGCCAGCCGACCGATAACTCGCGCACCGAAACACACGAGGCAGTACGTCCCGTTCAGGTGCGGGGGCTCCTGTCCCTCGACCAGCAGGGCCTCGGGGTAGTGATGCCCGGAACTGCACCGGAAGATCTCCCCCGCGTTAGCCTTCCTGACTCTCATGGTCGGCTCCTTTCGTACCTTCTATGAACTCCGCCACTATCGCCCAGCCCTTGTCGATCAGGCGGTTGAGGTGGCGCCGATACGTGTGAAGGGCGGTCGCTGCCGCATCCTGCCGGAAGTGCTTGACGTCGACGAGAAAGACGGCGGCGTGGGCCTCGGGGTTCACGAGTTTGAGCATCTCAAGGGCCTGGGTTATCTGGATGCGGGAGACGATGGAGCGGCCTTCAATCTGGTCGCGGCGTAGGGCTTCGCGTTCTGGGTGGGAGGAGAGGGCACCTTCATGTTGTCCAAGCAGGGGGGGCCACTCGGCGCGGACAGGGAACTCCCGCAGCTCCATCCGCCAGAGCATCTTTGCGGCCTGGCGGTAGGCGCGCCCTAGCTGGAGCCACTTGTCGCGATCCGTCATCCTAATGTGGACGTCGACCTCGAGCGCCGTGAAGACACGCATTTGGGTCTGCACGTCCGCATTATACACGCTGGGAGGAAATGTCAACAGGGACTGAGCGCTAACCTTTCACCACGCGCTTGACAAACCTAGCGTCAAGGGGGCTACCGGCAACCTTCGACGATGGGCCTTACCCAAGACGCGAGAGGTCGTTGATGCAACGCAGCGTCACCCATTTCTGCGGCGTCTGCGGGACTTTTCCCCGCGCGTTTCATGTCGTTGAGGAGGCAGGCGCAAATGCGTTCCGACTCTGCATCCACGGTGCCAGACCCAGACATCGCACACCCTTGCAGGAAGGCCTTCTCGCTTTCAATCGTCCAGCCGGAGTCGTTAGTGCCAGGGCCACCGAAAACGAAAGCTCTACCTACCTCGCAGGTGACGGGCAGGACGAACAGGACGGTGACGATAACGATGACGGCCCAACCCCACTTTGCCCCCTTGCTCAGGGACTCCCAGGACTTCCACAGCTGAGACATAATCTCCCCCTTTCGTGCGCGATTATACAGCGCGCGTCAAGCGATCGTTGAAGCGGCGCTGGGCGTCGAGGGCCCTGTCTGCCGCAAAGTACCGCGCGTAGCGTAGGGACATGGCGATCGTGCTATGCCCCAGCAATTCCTTTAGATCACCGACGTCGCCGCCGGCGGCTAGGAACTCGTGGGAGAAAGTGTGGCGGAAGCGATGGCAGTTGGAGCCGGGGATGCCCGCTCTTGCCCCCAGGCGCTCTACCAGGTGATAGAGCGAGTCGGCGCGCAGGTGTCCGTCGTTCAACCCCGGAAAGAGCCAGCCGCGGCGGATGCGGTGAGAAGTCAGGTAGTTATGCAGGGAAGTGAGCGCGCGTGTACCCGGTGCGACGCGGCGGGACTTGCCACCTTTCCCGTTGCGAATGAGAAGAGTACCGGCCTCCCAGTCCACGTCGCCCACAGAAAGCGCTACGATCTCGCTGGCCCGCATCCCGGAGGCGATCAGTAGCAGGAGTAGTGCCGTGTCCCGAGGGTCGTTTCTCGCGGCTCTCAGGAACCGCCTGAGCTCAAGAAGCGAGTAGGGCCGGATGGGGACATCCCTCTCCTGGGGGACGGGGATCTCGGCGAGGGGATTGGCGCCACCCTGCCACCGGAGGAACGAGCGCAGGGCGAAGTAGTACCCGCGGACGGTCCAGCGGGCGTAGAGGCCGTAGAGGGAGGCGAGCCAAGCCGGGGCGAGTTCAGGGCAAGGGCAACGCCGGTTCTCTCGGCAGAAGCGGGCGAAGTTGCCCAGCGCCGAGAACGTCGTCTCTACTGTGTGGGGGGCCCTCCCCAGCGTTTCAAGGTGCAGCCGATATGCATCCGTGCGGGCTGCCCATCGTGGGCTCGCCATGCAGGTCCTCTGTTCGATTATCGGCGGGGAGTGTGTCTACCAGAAGGTAGACGGCGGGGTTAGACGGCGGGGGGTTTCTCCTCAGCGGCGCAGGCAGCGACAGCACGGTGGAAAGCCAAGACTGCCTTTCGCACATCCTCTGTGTTCCGGTCAGTGTTAACTCCCGTGCCCACCTTGCTACCGACCAGGCCGAGTGCTTCATCGGCAAGCGTGTCCGCTTTCTTGAGCGCCTCGCGCATCTTGTCGAAGGCGTTGACGTGGTGGACAATCACGGCGGCATACTCCAAGAGGCCGACATTCGCTATGGCGACGCCGGCTGCGTTGATGATCTGAGCATATCCCTTGACCGGCACGGCCTTCCAGGGCAGTTCCGGGGGTTCCGTCGGGTCTCTCATGCCCTCACCTCTTCTGCTCCCATAGTGTCAGGAGCACCAGGACCGGCCAGATCATACATTTCCCGATATCGCGCAGTGCCTCGCCAAGAGTACATGGGTCTCCGCGCATCATTTTCGGTCCTACCCCGAAAGCGAATAGCGCACAGATTCCGACGCCCCAAATGATGCCCAGGATAATGATAGCGATGATGACGACTATCTCGATCATGCCTTCACCCTCAATCCATCCTATTGAAGGGCCACCGGCGGTCGCCCCGTTTCTCGGCTTCGAGGAGCCTATCGCGGTATTTGCTATCCCAGGCTGCACGTACACAGTCCCAGTTGAAACTCACAAGGCCAACGAAGGTGGCGAGCAGTTTCAGGCCGAGGGTTCTCATGCCTTCACCTCCACGGGGTTAGACGGCGGTTTTCACCTCGGGCGGGGGGGCTTCGTAGACCTTCGCAGCCAAGGTACTCACGTCGATGCCCAGGCCCGCAGCGAGGGCTTGCAGCGTTTCCACGCGGGGACGCTCGGAGTTGCCCGTCTCGATGGCCTGGATGGAACGGAGTGTTATCCCACTCCGTTGAGCGAGCTGGTCCAGGGTAAGACCCTGAGCCGTCCGAAGACTTCTGACGAATCTTCCTAGTGGTGTCATCACCTCTAGGTTAGCAGGCCGACCCCGTTTTGTCAACATGGTACGTAACTTTCTTTTGAGAAATCGGGTTTACCCCCTTGACATTACTAACAATGGGCGTAAAATGAAGGGGCATAAATAAGGAGAGCTTGGGATGACAGGGGAAGAAACCCGTAAAAACACAGAACAGACCTCCGTAGTCCCATCTCCCTGCCAGGCAGGCGCTCTCCCAAATGAGCTACAGCCCCACCCTATTCAGGTAAACGGACAGAGGTCTGTCGCCCCTAGTCTACTTCCCTCTCGTCCAGGCCGCAAGCAAACCGCCGCCACCCGCGCCAAGATAGCGGCTGCTCTCAAGGGCCGTCCCCTGCCGCCTGAGACCAGGGCGGCGCTGGTAGGTCGCCCCGTCTCCCTGGAAACGCGCGCCAAGATCGCCGCCAGCCTGCGGGGACGGCAGAAGAACGGCGGTGTCGTCCGGCGCAGTGGCCGCCTGGCAGAGTTCCGCCCCGATCATCCGTATGCTTGCCACGGCTATGTCTACCAGCATCGCCTCGTCATGGAGAAGGTTCTGGGCCGCTACCTAGAGCCGCATGAAATCGTCCACCATCTTGACGGTGACCCCGACAACAACGATCCCAGCAATCTTTGGGTACTCGGCAACGGCGAGCACACCCGTCTTCATCATCGGCTTTCTGCGCGCGTTCCCACCGCTGGGTTCACCTCGCCACCAGTAACCCCGGCGGCGGCGCGGTCTTCTTTCCCGGCCCCGGCCCGCAAGGTTACGCACCCCAAGCTCTCCGAGCGGGCCAGGGAGCAATCATCTTCTTCACGTTTGCGCGTCTGTAGGAAAGGGGTTGCCTATCGAGGAATCTGTCCAGCCGTTGGAGAGTGCTAATCAAGCGGGGGCCGCCCGTAACGAGGGCTCGGGCCGGGCGGCCTCCCCCAAGAAGGCGAGGTGAAGCATGCGAGGACGACCAGGACACCTAGCACTGGTCGAGGCCACGGGACGTCGAACGAGGACCCCACTGACCACGACCCCGAAGCCGACAGGACACGCCCGCTGGCCGGAGGCCCAACTGCAAGCCCTTGAGGACATGGCGAAGATGTACGGCCATGTCCAGGTCGACTTCCGCCTGCGGTCGTTCGGCGAGCGGCCGGCCATTCATGTCGAGTGGCGGACCAACTGTACGAAGTGCGGGCGGACGCAGGAGGCTCACTTCCTCGGCTGCAAATGCCCGGAGCCGGTCTACGAGACGAAGCTGGTCTATCACTACCAGCCGGATGAGGAGCGGGAGGCGAACCTCCTGACCCGCTTCGACATCCTGGAGACGCTGAAAGACTGGACGGCGGAGTGGGCAGAGAGATGAGCGGGCCGGATCTCCAGGTGGGGCAACTTGCGCGGGTACGCGACCCGGATGCGAGAGCGCCGGTGCCCTGGCACTACGGGAAGGTCGTCGGTTTCACGGAAGACCCCAGCGGGCGACAACACCCCATCCTCGAACTTCTGAGCGTTCCAAAGCCCGGCTGCCCACACGTCACCAGCTACTACTTCACCCGCATAGACAGGGAGCGCGTGGAGCGAGCGTTTCACACGTTCTCGGACAACTGAGGAGAAGGCGCCATGACTACAACTACCGAACCAGTGGCCGGACTCTACGCTGCCCGGCTACGTGAGAACTTCGAACAGATGATGCAGGCCCGATCCAGCGTGGCGACCGCGCGCTGGAACAACCCCTCGCAAATGGGCCACCCCTGCGACCGCTTCCTGGTGCTGCGCCGGACGAAGGGAGCGATGCAGCGGCCCTTCCCGCCGAGCCTACAGGCGCGGTTCCTCATGGGGACGGAGATCGGAAAGCTGGCCGTCCGTCTCATGATGGAGATGGGGTGGGACATCAAGAGCATCGAGCGGCCGGCGGAGTGGGAGCAATATCAGATCTCCGGCCGTCCCGACCTGGAGGCCCGACCGTCCGGCAACGGCAACGGCCACGCCAAGTACGTCCCCTTCGAGGTGAAGTCGGTCCACCCCAACCTCATGCGGGGCGTGACGACCTACCAGGACATCATCCACAACAAGAACTGGCGTGTCCGCAACTGGGTCTCGCAGCTCATGGTCTACGAGCTGCTGGACGGTCACGAGGAGGGGATACTTCTTCCCATCGGACTCACGGGCTGGTGGGAGCCGGTCGCGGTGCCGCTGGACTACGACCACGCTGAGAGCCTGCTCAAGCAGTGCGAGCGAGTGAACGTGCACATCGCCGCCGGCAGCGAGCCGGAGCCGATCTGCGACCCCGACGTCTGCCCCGGCTGCTCGTTCTGGCAGACCGAGGCCTGCAACGCGACCCTGGCGATGGCGCCGGATGTCGGCGTCATCACCGACGAGGACGTGATCACTGACGTCCGCCGACTGCTGGAACTCAAGCCCCGGGCGTCGGAGTACGAGGCGCTGCGGAAGCGGCTCGGCCAGAAGTTCGAGGGCGTCGAGCAGGCGCTCGTGCCGGACGTGGCGATGGTCGCGGGGAAGCAAATCGAGCGGAACGTCAAAGCGATGGAGGCGCGAGTTGACCGCTTCTGGCAGGTGAAGTACGTGCCGCTTGCCGCGGGGGAGGACGAGGATGCCGATTAGAGGTTTAAGCGAACAGGGACGTATTCCGCGAATTGGGAAGATACACCTGGGCGTCAAGGTGCAGAGCACCAATAACCCGAATGTCTGGTATCCCAAGGCTACGCCGCATTTCGTGTTGAACGACGCGCCGTATGCGCGCGAGGTCTACGGGGATAACCCGACCGAACTCCGCATCATGTTCCCTGTCGAAAGCGACGAGAAGATCGCCTCTCAATACTACCGCGCCTACAAGCAGACAACGGGTCTCGTCTGCAAGGGCGACGGGTACAAGGCGACCGCGCGCGTCGACTCAGCGAAGTGGAAGGGCAAAGTTGAACTTGGCATCTGGGCTAGCAGCGAATCGCAGAAGAACCAGATGGTCGAGATACCCTGCGCTGGTGTCGGTTATGGGGACTGTCCTGCTTGTCCGGCCTACGAGAACAAGGACTGCAAGCGCATCATGATGCTCCAGTTCTTCGTGCTCGGCTGCCGGAGGTTCGGGGTTCACCAGCTCGATACGTCGAGCGTCAACAGCATCCTCAACATCAACGGGATGCTCGATGTAATGCGGAACGACCGCGTCCTCGGGGGGAACGTGAGTGGCGTCAAGTTGCTACTGACCCTTATCCCCCAAGAGGTGACGGCTGACGGCAAACGCAAGACAGTTCATGTGCTCCAACTCATTGCTGAACAAGACGTGGAGGAATTGCGGCGGTTGACGGGCGAAACTGTGAAAGCCCAATACGCCGCCCTGCCGGAGGGACGAGAGGCAGAACCCATCGAGGGCGAGATCGTAGAACCGGACGAGGAGGAGGCCGGTGAGTTCTTCGGCGACCCCTCAGAGCTGCCGACAGAGGAGGAGGCCGAAAGTGCCGCTCCACCGGCCCACAATGACGAACAGGACGGGGCAACGGCCGGGCGGGACACTGTGAACGGGGGCGTTGCGCCTTCCGCCCCTGCTGCCCCCCAGGGGGCACCAACAGCAACAGCCGCCCGCCCCGCCCCCCAAGGCGGCACGGAGATGGAGGGCGACCCGCGTATGGCCTGCGCCCACGTCTCGGTCGCCGACAAGAATCTGCGCTGGGCAAAGGCGAAGGCCGAGACAAACAAAAAGGGAACGGAGTGGTCGTTCTGTTCGTGCTGCCAGGCGCCGGCAACGTCCGGGCAAGCGTACTGCACGAAGTGCCGACCGCCTAATCTCCCCGCCTGACGAGTCCTAGAGGACGAAACGAGCCCCCTGGCCCACGGATGGGCGATGGCAACCAAGGATGAGAGCGGCAGGGGGTTCGTCGCGGGAGAGGATTTTAGGCCCGCCGGTTCTCCTGCCGGTGTTTCATCTCACCGTCTCCTAGCCGGCGGGCCATGAAAAGAGGCGACATGGCCCGTAGTAGGGCATACCAGAACACCGGGGTTAGCGCTTACAAGACGCAGGACGATCTCGACTCCCTGATCTCGGGGTACGGCGTCCAGGTCACCCGGTGGACGAACTTCCCTGACCTCATCCGCTTCGAGTTCCAACTCAACCGCGTCGGCTATCGCGTAGATGTCCCGGTCCCGGCTGGCCGCGACCAAAAAGAGCGCGACCAGTTGCGGCGCGAGAAGGCGCGGGTCCTGTTCTACTACATGAAGGCCAAGATGACCGCCGCCGAATCTGGCGTCGCCGATCTCGCCCACGAATTTCTCTCCTTCATGATCACCGGCACGGACCGCGTGTTCTTCCAGGACGTTGACGACGCGATGCAGCAGGGCGCTCGCAGTCTGCCGCTCGGCCAGGATTCTCCCCTACTGCCCGAAGGACGCGAGCATAGCGACTAGCACGGAGGCGACATGAAGGGCATTTGCTCGGAAGCAAGGACGTTCAGCGCGTTCATACACGGCATACCGCAGCCTCAAGGTTCGGGCCAAGCGTTCGTCAACCCAAAGACCAGGAGGCCTATCTACTCCTCGATGACGCCGGGCGTCCGCGAGTGGCGACAGATGGTGAAGAACTACCTTGCCCTCAACTGGTGCGGCTCGCCCTTCGATGGGAGTATCGCCGCGTCGCTCATCTTCGTCTTCCCCCGCGTGAAGTCGGCCCCCAAGCGCGTCTTCCATACCGTGTCGCCGGATGAGGACAAGCTCTGCCGCGCGATGCTCGACGCGCTGACGAAGGGCGCCGCCATCACCGACGACGCGCGTGTCTTCGCCCCCACACCGATCGGCATCTACGGCGACGAGCCGGGAGTCCACATCTTCCTCTGTGAGATGCCGGAGACGGGGGAGGAGATCTTCGGGTTCTACCTGGCGCACGGCCAGCGAGTGTTCGATCTACTGAATCCGCCCAAAAGGAGTCAACATGGCAAAAGCAAAGGCAACGCCGAAGAAGGACCCACAGCAGCACTTTGAGGAGGAGTTCCTCGAAGACCCCGAACTCGAGCAACTGATCACTGACCGCCTGCTGACGGCGGAGGCAGCGCGGAAGCACGGGAGCGCCAATCGCAAGTTGAAGGACACAATAGCGAAGAGGGCCTTGAAGGACGATATCCGCTATCGCGTCGGTGAGTACGTCTTCCGCCTGGCGAGCCACAGCCGTGAGGCTCACGAGGTCGACGGCGGCACCACCCGGCGCTTCGCCGAGCTGGGGGTTGTGACGGATTAGGGCGCGGTAAGCAGCCCTGCGGCCGCGTTCGTGGTGTGCCGGGCGTGAGGGTAGAGACTCAGCCCGGCCCGCCTATGTGAGGGAGGGGCGAGATGCCAGATTGCACTTGTCCAACTTGCGGGAACACACACCACCGCCCGCCCGAAACCTGTCGGGAGTGTGGCGGGTTTGGCCTGATACACAAGAATCAGTCATCGACAACGGATGGTAGTTCTAGCCCTCGTGTCTGTGCGAGGTGCGGCGGCACGGGATATGAGACGTCTTCTGATGAAGAGGAGGAACAGATATGATCAGAGAACGAGCACCCTGTGTTTGTTGTGGGAGCGAACGGCGGAAGCCTCAACCGCTGGGACTCGTGGTGGGTCTCCCGTCTGACACGGCGAAACTCCTGGTTTGTCGTGCCTGCCGTGAGGACATTCTTGCCAAGTTCGCGTCCACTCGCGACATCCGTGTGCGGCTCCTACTCGCAGTTGAAGACGCGGAGCTTCTGGCGGGGGCGCGGCCGGAGTGACGCACGACCGCTGTAGCGAGCAATGCGCCTGTTGGAAGGCGGGCTTTCGCGCCGCCGAACGCGACGTGTCCCCCGCTGTCCACGAACACTGCACCGAGCACAACCGGCGCTGCCTCTGCTACGACCGCGGCCGGCAGGCGGTCAAGCGCCCCTTCGTCAACCTCGGCCACCTGCCCATCCCCTACGACGCGGAGGCGGAGCAAGCCGTCCTCGGGCTGATGATAGACGCTCCCCATGCCGCCATCCCCCTGCTAGAGGGGAAGCTGACGCCGGACGACTTCGCCGATGTCTTCCACCGCTATCTCTTCGAGAAGACCCTGCTGGCCTGGGAGCGCGGGTTGATGGATGACAGGGGCCCGGAGAGGATGAGGGTCGTGCTGTTCTCTGCGCTCGTCCTCTTCTGGAAGGACACCTACTACCCCGAGAACGGCTACGTCACCCGCTGCTACGACATCCTGGACGCCTGCTCGTGGCCCATCACGACGGAGGAAGAGGACCACGACTGTTCGCTGGATGACTGGTTCGCCGGCGTGGAGGCGTTCACCGTCGACTTCCGCGACCGACTCACCGAGACCACCTTCCGGCGGGCCTTGTTGCAGGAGTCGCCGGCTATCCTGCGTCCGCTCCTGGTCGACGAAGATCCCCGGCGGACGCTGGCGGCCATCTTCTCACGCCTGCGCGTCGCTGCCCACCGTGCGCGGCGACCGCCACAAGCTAAGAAACCGACCCCACGCCTGGTCGACACCGTCATAGAAACCCGACGCAAGGAGCGCGATGTCCGACTCACCGGCCTCTAGTTGGGAATATGCAAATGAAGGCGGTATCGTCTACGCCCGCTCGACAACGCAGGTGGGCCCGTTAGAGCTGCGCGCCGAGCATATCCGGCGGGCGCGTACCGGCCCTCACGCCAGTGTTACCTTCCGGCTAGGAGAGCATGACCTGGCCGACGATCTCTTCAATCTCCTCCGCGGCGAGGACCGCCGGAAGCTGGCGAAGAGTGCCTTTGCCCATCTGGGGGCCGTGGAGCAAAAGGCGTTGCCCCTCGACCTCTTGGAAGAGGCCCTCGCTCGCTTCTGCAAGCGGGTCATGCCGGAGTTCCTCAAAGCGACGGGCATCATCGAGGGTGGCGCCGATGAGGAGCCGCCGCCGCCCACCTACATACTCAAGCCCTACATCCTGGAGGGGGGAGGGACGATCCTCTTCGCGCCGCCGGGCGCTGGCAAGAGCACTGACGGCTTCCTCAAGGCCGTCTCCGTCGACGCGGGTTGCGATAAGGTGTGGCCGGTCCAGCAACGTCATGTACTTTTCATCAACCTGGAGCGGTCGGCGGACTCTATCAACCGCCGCATCTGGCGGGTGAATCGCGCGCTCGGCCTGCCGTCTAAGCGCCGTCTTCGGGTTCTCCAAGCGCGGGGGAAGTCGATCCCTGACGTCCTGGAGCAGGCGCAGGCCGCCATTCAAGCCGATGGCTATGAGGTCGTCTTCTTAGACAGCATCTCTCGCTCGGGCATGGGGGACCTGAACACCAACGAGGTCGGAAACGCCATAGTCGACGCCCTGAGTTCCTTGACTCCGACCTGGTTTGCGATAGGGCATCCCTCACGAGGCGACACCAGCCACGTCTACGGCTCACAGATGTTCGACGCCGGGCAGGATATCGGCGTCCGTCTGACCGCTCAACCATCGGCCGACCGCCGGACGATCGGCGTGGCCCTCGAGATCACGCAGGCCAACGATATTGCGATACCCCCGATGGAGCTGCTTGCCTTCGAGTTCGATGACGGCGGCCTGACGGGGGTGCGAACGGCCACAGCGCGCGAGTTCCCCCAACTCGTAGCGAACAAGACCGTGAGCATGGGCGACCAGGCCTACACCTTCCTTCTGGACGTAGGAGCGATGTCGGCGACAGATATTGCCGCCGAGATGGGCTTCAACCGCTCCAATCTGGCGGCGCTCCTACGCGACGACGTGCGATTCTGTGTCGCCGGGAAGGAAGGGCGGAAGGTTCTCTACGGGGTAAAGAGAGAGGGTTGAGATGCCAGATCCGATCATACCGGCCGGCTACACCGGGCTCGCCAATGTTACTACAAGCAGTGGCGTCAAGCTCCTGGCAGAGATCATAGACGGCAAGCTGGTTCGCAACGTCGCCGTCTACCTCATTCCCGGAGAGGAGGTCGACGCGCTGTTGGAGAAGTACGTCACCATCGTGAGGAAGGGCGAGGCGGGACCGGATGGGCGACCCGCGTAGAAGGGAGACGGATCGCGGAGATCCTGCGCCCACGGTCGACGACCTCTACCCGCGCACGGTGTTCCGCCTGGAGAGCGATGTCTACAGGCCCGCCGTCAACGACAGGGTTACGTGGAACGGGTTTGGGGGGACTGTCGTGGTCATCGAGGGACGGACGGCGCGGGTGAAGTTCGACGAACCCCTGTACAAGGGAGCCGACTCGGTCATCCCTATAAGTTGCGAAAGGCTGCGAAGCATGAACGGAGACAAGCCCCCGGCTGAGATCAAGGGAATGACCATCGACGCGGGGAAGGCTGCGCTGGCCGAGGCAGCGAAGGGTCTTGCCCTCGCCATCCACAAGAAGATCACGCAGGCCGACGGGCTGAAAGCCGAGTACCGTAACATGGTGAAGGTGTGCGAGCTGCTCGGCGTGTCGCTGGACGAACTGCCGGCGCTGAGAATAACGCCTGTCAATCCCAAGAAACGCATGTGGACGCTGGAGCAGCGGAAGGCGGCAGGGGAGCGGCTCGCGGCGCGCAACCGGCAGGGGTTGGCAGGGAGAGGGAAGAAGGCATGAGCAACCCGATAGGCTGGTGCGACCGGACATGGAACCCCATCACCGGCTGCCTGCGCGGCTGCGAATACTGCTACGCCCGCCGCATGGCGCAGCGCCTCGCCGGTCGCTTCGGCTACCCGGCAGATGACCCGTGGGTCGAATGAGTAACCCCGGCACCAAGAGCCGCGATGATTGGGAGACCCCCGACGCCCTCATCGACGCCCTGCGGCGTGAGTTCGGCGACTTCGGCCTCGACCCCTGCGCCAACAAGGAGAACAAGAAGGCCGACGACTGGTACGGGCCCGGCAGTCCCCTCTTCGAGGACGGGCCCGGCAGTCCCCTCTTCGAGGACGGGCTGGCCGTCCCCTGGTTCGGCGGGAGCGCCTACGTCAACCCCCCTTACGGTCGGGGCGTCGTCGAGAAGTGGGTCGAGAAGTGCTACTTCGAGGTCGCCTGCGGTCGCATGGAGCTCGTCGTGGCGCTGCTGCCCGCCAGCACGAGCGCCGGCTGGTGGCACCAGTGGGTCATGCAGGCGACGGAGATCCGGCTGCTCAAGGGCCGGCTCACGTACAAGGGTGCGCCCTCCGCGGCGACATGGGACAGCGTGATCGTGATCTGGCGGAAGGGACAACTATTCGGGCGGCCACTGTTCAGCGGGTGGGACTGGAGGAAAGACCGATGCTGATACTCAATCGTAGGGACGGAGAAGCTATTGTCATCGAGGTCGAAGGGCGCCGCATCCTGATCCGCGTCGACAGGAAGGTCAACCTCCAAATAGACGCGCCGGAAGAGGTGAAGGTGCTCCGCGAGGAGCTGACACAAGAAAGGGGGAACTATGATCCACGCAAGGGACGACTACCAACGTATCCAAGACCCCGAGGGGAAGATCCCCGACGACGAGCCGGTCTTCCTCATCCGGGGCCAGGACGTGCTCGGCTGGGAGGTCGTCCGGTGTTGGGCGACCCTCAACGACAGGGCCGGGGGCGACCCCGCGCTGTCAACGGCCGCGAGATTACACGCCGACAAGATGGCGGCCTGGCCGGTCCACAAGCTCGCCGACCTGCCGGGTTCTAGCGAAGAGAGGCAGAGCTGAGGTGGCCGACACGCCGCGTCCTGCTGATCGTGATGGTGGGCGCGGTGCTAGTGCTGGCGAAAGGGGGAGTGAATGGAATTTCTGATAGGAGTGTCGGTGGGGATAGCGTTGACGTGTGCCTCATACCTGGTTGGGCGATGGGCGGAACCCTGCCTGCCGCAGTTTGCGTTGCCCTGGAGCCGACGCCAGGAGAGTTACAGGCTGCGGCTGCTGCGGGACAGGGAGTTCTTCAAGAGAGAGTTCCCACATTGGACAGCGGCGGACGTGGAGCGAGCGCTGGCCCTAGCGGAAGAAGCGAAGAGGGCGGCGACTGCTGGATAACGTGGTACAGCTATGAGAGCTGCAACGACGCGGAGTGCTACATGGCAAACGGGCAGCCGGCCCACCCTGGTGCCGCCGCCTGTGGCTATGCGTGGGATCTCGGGACGGTGCTCCGGCTCTCCACCGGGGAGGTCGTGGTCTGTGAGGACCGGGGCGGCGGGCCGTACTACTGGGTCGATGTCTGGCAGGGGACGTTCTCTGGCAGGGGAACGTGTGAGGTAGTGAGATGACCAAGCCGGACCACGCAACGCGGGAAGAGATCGAGAATTGGATGGTCGAGTGGATGGGCCGGCTCGGCCTCCATGGCTGGACCGTGCGGTTCGACTATCCCAGCCGCGGCGACGACACGGACATGAAGATCAACTGGACTCAGGACCGCTGCACGGCAGTACTTACCGTCTACCCGGCTGTCTTCAAGGAAGTATCCCGCGTTAAGGCATGGCGAGATGCCTGTCATGAGGCCCTGCACCTAGCCTTCGCGCTGATGGATGATCAGGTCGTGGAATACGTCGGTGTGGGTCGCGTCTTTCAGCGTTACAGAGATGCCCTGGAGGTTTGTATCGACCGGCTCGCGGGTTGCTTGACGGGGATGTATCCGGTGCCGGAGTGATTGTTGCTCGGCTGGCCGGCCCCGCCGGTCTGAAAGGCAGCCGAGACAGAGAGGGGGTCGCTTGCGCGGCCCTCTCTCGCTTATCCTTGGTCCCCTGCCCTAGTAGTCTCCGCCGAGTTCCTCCTGGACGAGCGCGATGCCATCGAGGGCGTCCCGTATCTTCTGGCGGGCCGTGCTCAGCCGCCCGTGTTTCAGCGCCGTAGCCGCTGACCCAAGATATCGGGCGGCTACATTGCATCGGCTGGCAAGCTCGGCCGCAGATGGTTTCTTGGTTGTGGTTGCCATTTGTCCCCTTCTCCTGCTCTACGCTCCGGCGGCTGCCGTCAGTCGCCAGAGAGAGGGGCAGGAGCGCCCCCCTACTTCTCCGGGTAGTGGTTCGACACTCCCAACTGTTCCCGGATGGTCTTCTCAAGGGCGCGCCTCTCATAGTCCGCCGTCTCCTCGTCGCTGACGAGGGCCAACAGGATTGTGGTCTCTTTGTCCGTCAGGGTGATCACCGTGCCCATCCTCTCCGTTCTCCTTCCTTGCTGACCCAATGCACCATCGCCCGCACCGGCTCCGCCAGCCTGCGCGCCGGGCATCCCGCCCTCGCCCTGCATCCCTCGAACTTGTAGTGCGGCGCGGTCCGGCTCTCCCCCGCCAGCACCCACCGCGGTCGCTCCTCGTGGTTGTGGTCGTCGTCGCGCGTCATCAGTGGGGCTCGGCCTTAGCGATAGCGGCTTCTGCCGCCTCTATCTCGGCGGCGTACTCCTCGGCGGCCCCCGTCTCGAATAGCGGCCGCAACGCCTTGAGTGTCGCCAGCAGGTCGGGGGCGCTGGCTATCAGGCGGGCGTTGGCCTGCCATTCCTTGCGCCAAGCGTGCGCTCCGTAGACAACCGCAATGGATGCGCCCGAACCATCGTCCGTCGTGATGATGGCGTCGTCCTGGCCGCTCGATACGTTCCATGGCCCTGGTGTGTGTGCCATCGTTCTCTACTCCTTCCCGATGCTCGCTACTCCGACCCCCAACGCCGCCAGCCCTATCAGGAGGAGGCCCAGCGACAGCGCCGGGGCGCCGGTCCCGATGACAAGCGCCAGCACTACGCACGCCACGCCGCCGCCAACCTCGATGTCCCACGGTGCCCGGCGGCTCATACTGCGAACTTCTGGCATATCGCGTTCGCCAGCTCCTCGATGTCGTTCGCCAGCCGGTAGAGACCATCGGCCACGGCTCGGGGGTCGCCCTCGTCTCCGTCTCCCCCGGCGTCCAGCCCCTCCTGGATGATTGCCTGTGTCAGCGGGCTCTGGCCTGAGTCGTCTAGCCCTGTCTCGTTGTCCCACATCCGCCACATCATCCGCCGTGTTACCATCTTCGCCTTCATGCCCCGTTCCCCCTTCCTCTGTACTCGGCGGGTGTAATCCCCGCCCCCGTCTGTAGACACTATATCAGTATCGGGCTATCCCCCTACTTTGTCAAGGGGGCGTGCAATCAATCTCCGGGGCAATCCTCGATTAGCGAAGCACAGGCTTCTCTATCTGGACTCGGAGCCGCGTCTGCGATGCAGGGTTATGCTCTCACCAGCCGTTCGTCTGCGAACAGCATGTCCCACCTGTCGCAAGGGACTTGCCCCTCTGTGTTATCCTCAAGATGTAGGCGTCCCGGTGGCGCTTTTCGTATCTGCGGGGGTGCTCGTGTTGCCTCTGTGGTCGAAATCTGACGGCTCTGCGGGCCCGGCGGGTGGTGTTTCACTGCTCGGCGGGCTCTTTCTATCTCCTGCGGCTCTCGTGGCCCGTATCTGGCGTTGGTGGTCCCGGCGGTCGTGGGCATGGTGGCGGGCGTCGTTGAGGTCCCGGAGGGTAGAGCGCCGACGGGCTGCTCGTGCTGCGCGCGTGGCGCGGTCAAGGCTGGTGCGATGGTAGGGCTAGGCTGGCTGCGGCGGCTGCTGGGCAGCGTGGGGGCAGGGCGGGGCATCCGCAAGGGTGCTGCCGGGCATGATATAGGCGTGGTGGTTGATGTCGAGCTGCTGGCGCGCGGTGCCGGGGCGGGTGCTGTGCTGCCGTGCGTTGACATGGGCGGGCAATGTGCTGCGTGTACGCATGAGGACAGGCACAAGGGCGGGGTTGTTTGTTGACCCCTACCCCTAGGGGTGTTTCTAGGGGGTGCTGCGGGCGAAGGGTAGGCGGTGAGCGGCGGGCGCGGACCGGGCAGGGTAGGCGGGTAGGGGGGCAGAGAGGCGATGGCAGGGATGGGGCCCCCTAAAGACGGATGGGACTCAGTACAGGGGGGTAACGGGCACCCGAAAATGTTACTAAGGGCAACAGGTGGGCAACAGGTCCAGATACAAAAATGTGTTGCCTGGGCAACAGGTGGGCAACAGGTGGGGGCGGTTTCGGATACGATTTCGATGTGTTGCCCTAGTGTTGCCCTGAAAAAGACCCTCTCCCTGCTAACAAGTGTTGCCTAAAGAGCAACTACTTTAGTAGGGGGCAACAACACATAAAACGGGGTATCGGTTTGAATCTACCTTGTGCGGTAACGACCAGGCGGAAGGCGGAGCAGGTTACAAAAGTGAATCTACGCGATGTGTTGCCCAATCTGGCAGACGTGAATCGAAGCTAGGGGAAGTGTTGCCCTGGTAAAAAGTGGGCAACACATGGGGTTTTTCAGATAGGGAGAGAACATCGCAGAAGACGGGAAACATGTAACGGCCCGTCAAGTAGAAAAAGGGGGTGCAGGGATGCCCTACGAGACGGTGAAGGTGAAGGGTGGGGTGAGGGTGAGAAACAAGAAGACGGGGCGGGTACATGCGAAGGCGACGACGGCGGCGAAGGCGGCGGCGCAGGAGAGCTTGCTGAACGCGGTGGACCACGGGTGGGAGCCGACCGGGAAGTCGCCGCGGGAACTGATAAGCAAGGGGCTGGAGACGAGGAAGGCCAGGAGGAGACGGAAGTAAGGGAGAAGCGGCTAAGGAGGCCAGGAATGTCAGACGGGACCAGTGAGCGGGAGGCAATGGATGGGAGCCCGGCGCGGGTTGAGCTCAAGCGCGGGGACCTGGACTGCGGGTACATCAAGTTCCAGGCGGGCCCGGAGCCGGAGGGCATCAACGGGACGACGATAGAAGCGGTGCTAGGGGTCTTGATAAGCCGACTTCGCGGGTTCCAACGGGGGCCGTTCGTCTGCCGCGAGAACGCCCTCGCCATAACAAAGCTGGAAGAGGGCCTGTTCTGGCTCCGGCGGCGAACGGAGCTGCGACGCGAGCAGGGCGTCGAGGGGGTAGAGCAGGCTCACAACTCGAACCCCTGATCCGGAGATCTACTTAACCCGTGAGACCAGTTTGGTACGCCGCCGAAATGGCGGCAGATTGTTAAGGAGGCGGCACTGATGGCCGCGACAGCGAAAAAAGGAGGGACCAGAAATGGCAGACGGAACGGGAAAGGCCGGGGGCGGCCCGGCGCCGAGCACCCAGCACAAGGGGTTCGCGTTCACGGAGAAGGGGAACCCGGACAACGTAGCGCCGACGAAGGGCCCGAAGCTGCCGGGGCAGGACACCATCAAGATCGGGAGCTAGCCACCTACCTCCCCAGGAGACTAACGCCGGGGCCCTCGCCTATACGGATGGGTAAGGGGAAGGGTAGCGTCCGGGACCTGAACCCCCAGGAGCTCCTGTTCCTGTCGTACTACCTTGCCAACGGTCGGAAGCACATCGTAGCGGGCGACAAAGTCGGGATCAACCGTCGCACGGCGGTGCGGTGGATAAGCCCGAATTACCCGGTCGGCAAGTGGCTGGCAACAGAGGCTCAGGTCTCTTTTCAGACCGTAATGGCGCAGCGGGAGAACCTGGAGACGCTTCTCGTCGCGGCACTTCTGGAAGGTCTCAAATCGCCGGACATCCTGGCGAAAGAGAAGGCTGCCGACCTGACGGCGCGGATACTCGGACTGGATAAGGGTGGGAGCGATCACGACCTTAGTCTTACCACCAGGGCCCTCTTTACCGAAATGGGCGTGGCCCTCGTTGCGGTTGCCACTCGAGGCCAAGCTCCCTGTATGGAGGGAGACGGGATACCAGCCGAATGAGGCCGCCCTGCCCTTTCACACGGCGATGTCGAAGATCGAGATTGTCGCCGGCGGGGAACGGGCGGGGAAGAGCCGCTGCGCGGCCGAGGATCTCCTGCCCTATACCATCCTGACGCCGGAGGTGTTCGGCCGGGCCGAGCCCTACCTGCACTACGGCCTCATCGCGCAGGAGTTCGACCACGCGCGAGAAGAGTTCGACTACCTGTTCGACGGGCTCTCCAAGCTCGGGATGGTCAAGCCGGGGTCCGTGTCCAGGCCGGATCAGGGACGGTGGAAGCTCGTAACCAAGAGCGGGACGCAGGTAGAGACGTGGAGCGCGAAGGACCCGGAGCGCATCCGGCGCGTCTTCTTCCACGGGGCACTGCTCTGCGAGCCGGGCCTGCTCACGCACGAGGCCTTTACCCGCGTCCTCGGGCGCCTCTCGCAGACTGGGGGGTGGCTGACAGCGATAGGGACCTTCGAGGGGTCGGTGGGATGGTATCCGGAGTACTACACACTGGGCCAGACCGACAACACGCGGGGCATCGTCTCCTTCACGATACCGACCTGGGACAACCGCTACGTCTACCCCGGAGGCCGCGATGACCCAAAGATCAAGGAGCTGGAGGCGCACTACAGCGGCGATTACTTCCTGGAGCATGTCGGCGCGAAGCCGGCGCCACCGAAGGGTATAGTGTTCAGGCTCTTCAAGAACCACGTCCACGTCACCAGCGACGCCGTCTACATGCCAGGCGTCCCCGTCTGGCTGGCGATCGACCCCGGACGAGCTCACGCCTACGCCGTCGAGGCCGTCCAGTTCACCGCTGAGGACGTCGTCCGCATCATCGACGAGCCGGTCTACCATACCGGCCTCACACACCCCCAGGCGATCAACCTGTGCCTAGCAAAGCCCTGGTGGAAGGATGTCGCCGGAATCGTAATGGACATCGCCGGCCGGCAACGGACCGCCAACCACGAGCAGTCCTGCGCCGAAGTCTGGCATGACCGGACGGAGCTAGACGTCTTCACAAACCGGGTGGGCATCGAGGACGGGATAGAGCGGGTTGACTTCTTCCTCATGCTCGACCCCGTTACCGAACAGCCGCGGATGCAGGTCAACCCCGCTTGTCAGGGGCTCATCTGCGAGATGGGGGCGGGACCAGCGCCGCCCAACGTCGAGGGTGCCGGCGCCTACGTCTACCCGGTCGACCACGACGGCCAGGCCCGTTCCGAGAGGCCGATCGACAGGTTCAACGACGCTTGCAAGGCGCTCGCTTACCTTCTCATCCACCAGTACGGATTCATCAGGAAGCCACAGAAATCGAGGGCGCCGCGTTCGGCCTATGGCCCGTGGCAGGGGGAGGAGAGCCATGTCGCTTCCGTCAACCGCTAGCGAGGTCCTCAGCGCCGCCAACGGGCTCCGCACGTACTACTCCACCATGCACAGCGAGATGATGATGCTGGACCGCATCTACAACCTCAAGTTCCTCGTTAAGGCCCCCAAACAGTTCTCTACCGTCATTCCCGGCACCGGCCGCCGCCAATGCGATCGCATGATCTCGCACATCTCGTCGGGGAACCTGCGATTGTTCTGTCCCCCGCGCTCGGAGGGTAAGAAGTGGCAGGAGATTGCAGATAAGAAAGAGAAGTGGATCAGGGTCATCTTCAACAAGCTCCCACGATATGCGGCGCAACGCCTGACAACGCCGCCCGTGCGCGCGTCCGTTACCTACGCTGTCATCCGCGGCCTGGGGTGCCTCAAGAACACCCTCGACCCCGACTTCTGGATGCCGGAGCCGGAGCGATTCGAGGGAGAGAGCGACGACGCCTACGAACCCCGCCTGCGCCGTTGGCAACGGATACAGGGCAGCGGCTCGCCTATCGCCTGTGTCGCTCCCGACCCCCTCATCCTTCTGCCCGACCCCGATGGCCGTTACGTGATCGAGGACGTCAGGATCCCCAAGTCGCGGGCGGAAAGGATGCTCGGCAAGACCATCCCGATCAGCGTGTCGGCTGGTATCGCTGGGAACAACCCGGCGACGAACCTGGTGCGCTGGACGGAGTTCACAAGTCCCGAACGCAAGATCATCCTCGTGAACGGCGGCGAATACCTGAACAAGCGGAACGAGATGGGGTTCGTCCCCTACTCGTGGATACTCCCCGGCTTCGGGGAGCCGGCGCCGGTCGCCAGCCAGTACAACGCGACGATGGCGGGGCCGGAGGTCGTCCACAGGTCTTTTCTCTACATCGTGAAGTCCATGCTCGAGGAGGAGGCCCGGCGCGAGACGCAGATCGGGGCAATCCTTCACGGGACGGCTTGGCGCGTCTGGCAGCTTACCCGCGACTCCAGCATCCCCGACTCTGAGGCCGACCAGAACCCCCAGGTGAGCGTCGCACCCGGCGACCTCAATGAACTCAAGGGGTGGAAGTTGGACGCCATCGACGTCGGGCGCTTCCCCCGTGAACTCTTCGATCAGCTCGGGCATCTCTCCTCGGCGATCGACGACGACACCCTGCCGCCGGTAGCGCGCGGTCTACGCCAAGGGGAGAACACCGCCTACCAGTCGCAGATATACCTCGGCGTGGCGCGACTCATCATGGACCCACTCAAGCAGGCAACGCAGGTCGCGCTCGAGCAAACCTTTGAACACTGGCAGATGCTCGCCGAGTACGTGGAGGACGACGTAGAGGTCGCCGGGCCCTACCGCGGCGGTTGGTGGAAGGGCAGCATCTCGGCGGAAGAGATAGGCGGATATTACGCCGTTCAAGCCATCCTCGACCCGAACCTGCCGCAGGATCAGATCACACGCCGCAGCGAGGGCATCAAGGAGTTCCAGGCCGGCGTCATCCCGTGGGAGCAGCTCCAGGAGGAGTTCCTGGGCAACGAGGACGCCAGCGGGGTTTTGCAGAAAGTCTTGCGGGACAAGGCCCTGTTCTCGGAGCTCATCCAGCAACTCCTCAGCCGGCAGGCTGCGGAAGAGCAGGGTTGGAACCTCGACGAGATCATGGCCGCCGAAGAAGCGAAGCAGACGGAACAGGCCGGCGGTGCCGGGCCGACGCCGGAGATGATGGCGCAAGCAGGAATGGGTGGGGCGGGCCTTGCCCCGCCGGGAGCCGGTATCGGGAGTGCAGTGCCTCCGGCTGAGGGCATGCCGCCCATAGCCGGTCGGATTAGGCCGAACCCTGCTCCCGTCCCTGGCGGGACAAAGGAGCTCGATTTAATTCTCCGGCAGATTGCCAGACGTGGGCCACCGAAACCGGCGAGGCCGGTGTAATGCGTAGCGGCGAGAACGTAGTCGGCAAGGCGCTGGAGGAGGTCGGGAACGTCCTCAATCAGACCGCTCAGGCCTCACGGCAGAACCGAGCCGTCCCGTTCGGGGGCGGACAGAGTCGGCGTCAGTTGCGGAGCGATTTCAACAGTCTCACGCCGGAGAAACTCGCCGTACTGATCAAGGAGCACGGCCGGCCGGCCACTAATCGTTGGATTGGTAGGGAGATACAGCTCAGACAGCGTCGCCAGGGACGTTAGATATGCTTCCACACCTTGCGCAACTGAATACGGCAGATGAGGTTCTTCGAGACCCCAAAGTGTCGGGCAAGTTCCGGTCCTGTTACCTGCCCTCTTGCCGCTCTGATGGTCAACACGTTGGCCTCAGTGAGTTTGGCCCCCGGGCACTGACTACCCCTGCGAAGGTTGGGCGGCGGCGGCGGTGCGAGACCTATGCGATGCGCATGACGCTTATTTCCGGACGGTGTGAGCCATTCCAGGTTAGAGGGTCGGTTGTCGATCTTGACGCCGTTGATGTGATTCGCCTGCTCGCGGTCGATGGGTCGACGGACAAAGGCGGCGAGGACGAGGCGGTGAACCCGGAAGTGGATTGGCCGGTTATGACGGCACAGTTGAACATCGAGATAGCCAGAGGGACTCAAGTTCGGTTTGAGAATGCGACCCGGGTGGGTATTGCTGGCCCGTCGAGCGCTTCGCACCCGTCCGAGGTCAGAGACCTCGTAGAGACCTTCGTACCCAACGACAGGTCGCCAATCCTCGGCTTCCAAAACAAGGGGGAGTTGTGTAGACTGAGGGTGCATCGGAAGGTCAACTCCTTTCGCTGCCACGTGGCCGGGCGGCTAACACCGTCGCGGCCACACCTATTATACCACGAGGTGCACTGAGGGAGGGTAGGACGATGGCATACTCGATTCCCGATTGGCTCAGTTCCCTCTACGGGCCGCAGCAGCAGACCGGCACGCCTTGGACCGAAGACGTAACCTTCGGCAACCAGACGACGGGCTTGACCAGGGGGGCCACAGGAAGCTTGATTCCCGTACAGGGGAAAGCTGTCGCTCCGAAAAAGTCCA